GAGGGCCGGGTCCGGCGCGGCCGCGTGCTGCGGCCGGGTGGTGCCCGGCGTTCGGGTCCGGCGTGGACCGTCAGCCGGCCCGCGAAAGGCGCCGCCTCACGAGCTGCGCCTCCGCGAGCTCGAGGCTCAGCATGGGCGAGGCGTCACGGCTGGGCTCCTCGGCGGATGCTTCCCCACCGGAGGCCGCGTCGAGGATCGCCTGCAGCGCCGCGATCGCCTCCTGGAGGAGCTGCTGGTTCTTCGCCGAGAGCACCTTGCCCTCGCGGAGCTCGGCGAGGGCGGCCTCGGGGCGCAGGCCCCGGACCGCCTCGAGCAGGCGCGCCGCGCCGCGGATCCCCGCCGTCGTGGCCGGGTTGGCCGGCCAGGCGACGGTCGAGACGTCGTAGAGCGCCGCCTCGAGGATCTCGCGCTGGCTGTAGTCCTCGTTCCAGGCCTGCCGCGTCGCCCGGAACGCGAAGCTCGACTGGTCGAGGTCACCGCGCTCGATCGCGATGACGAGGTCGCGCGCCGCCTGCTGCCGCAGATCGACCTCGGCCTCGTAGCGGAGGCCCCGGGAGTCCTCCCACAGCTTCAGCGTCCCCGACTTGCTCCGCGCCAGTGCCAAGCCGTCGTGGTTGTAGAAGAACTTCACGTCGGCCCGGTCGGCCAGGGTCTTCGCGAAGGCACCCAGCCGGATGACCTCGGTGTAGTCGCCGAGCCAGTCCGTGACCTGGTAGGGGACGTCGAACACCGCGGCGTAGCCCTCGATCACCGTCGTCCCGGCCTCCGAGGTGCGCACCTGCAGCTCGGCCGGGAACGACCGGATCTCCCGGGCACCGGAGCCGGCGCGCAGCGGCGGGGGCTCCTCACCGGCATCGCGCAGGTGCCGCGCGAGATGGTCCCAGACCCCCTGCCGGTCCTCCTCGGGGATGTCGGCTCCCCCTCTGCCCCCGTTCAGCACGGCGATCCCGGCGGAGCAGGCCCGCGTCGATGCGGCCCCGACATCCCCCGCCCCCGAGACGAAGTGGTGGGGGAACTTGTAGCTCGACTTCGCGTTCGGGTCCCCCTCGGGGTCGACCCACGCGTGCGCCTCGCGCAGCGCTGCCTCCTCGGACGGCAGCCGAGCCACCTGGGCACCCGCGTCCCACGGATCGTCCGACGTCGCCGTCGAGTGCGACCGGATGGCCTGCCTGGTCTGGGCGTTCACGCTCATCCTCCCTGCGAGCCTTGCACCTGCGTCACGCCCCCACCGGGTGGGATCGGGGCGTAGTTGAGCGGCTGGAGGTAGTCGGTGCCGCGGCCATCGGGCAGCGGCGGCATCTCCTCCAGCGCGCGCACGTCATCGATCGAGAGCCAGCCGCCCTGCCGGCCCATCAGGTAGGCCTGATAGCGCTCGAGCGTCCGCCCGCGCAGGAACGCCGAGACGTTCAGCCGCAGGTACCGCGGCTTCGGCAGGAGGGCTGACAGCGCCCGCTCCACGCGGACAATCCAGGCACCAAGGGTGAAGACGACGAACTGGAGGCCCTGCTCCTCGATACCGGATCCCCAGCTCGTCGACCGGTCGACGTCTCCGATCAGATGCGGCGGCACGCGGAAGAAGCCGGCGATGTCGGCGGCCTTCGCGTCGATCGTCGCGAGGAACTGGCTCTCCTCGGGGGAGAGCGAGATCGGCTGCCACTTCAGCCCGCCCGAGAGGACGGCGGGCTTGCGGTGCCGCTGGCCGTGGAGCTCCATCCATTCCTTCTGGAAGCGCTGTGCGGTCTCCTTGTCCATCGGTCCGTCGGTCGTGAGCACCCCGGAGGGATGCGCGCCCTCGCCGAAGAACCGCGCGCCGAACTCCTCGGCGGCGAGCGCGGTCCCGATCGTCTGCCGCGCGTACCCGATCGGCGAGAGCCCGCGGACCTCGAACCGGCCCGGGAGCGTCAGGCCGCGGATGTGCAGGACATCGACCGGGTCGAGCTCGCCGACGCCGGCCACGCGGTAGCGAACCCTACCGCGCCGATCGACGAGCTCGGTCACCTCGTCGGGATGCAGCTGCTCGAAGGAGGCAGGGTAGCCGAGGCCGTCCCGCTCGACGATGAGGCAGTAGGCGTTGCCGCGCAGCAGCAGGGACACGATCGTGCGGTGGACCCACTCGTGCCACTGGATCCCCGGCACGGGCTCGGCGAGCCACGGCGGGTCCGGCATCCGGACCCTCGCCTGACCGTCCTGGCGGAACACCCCGGCTGGCAAGATCGAGATCGCGTCCGCGATCAGGCTGACGCAGGCCCAGACCGTCGTCATCCGCAGTGCCTGGTGCTCGTCGACGTAGACGCCGGCGAACGTCCCGCCCGCGGCGCCCGGCGGCGGGATCTTCGCGGCCTGGGACCCGAAGGTCGGGTCGATGTGACGGAGGTTCCGCCACGCCCGGTCCAGGATCATCTACCACCTCCGAGCGCGAGACCGACCGCGACCAGCGAGCAGCCCGCTACGGCGAGGCCCGCGACCGGATGCAGCAGGTAGGCCGCCCAGGACAGCACGGCGAGCCCCGCGAGCTCGCAGGCCGCGCCGAGGATGCGTCGCCAACCGGTCACGCTCGGCATCGTCCCCCAGGGGTCACACCCACAGGGCCGGCTCGACCCGCTGCTCCTCGGGGAGCTCCCAGGCCGCGACGGCGAGAGCGAGCGCCACCATCGCATCCATCGGCTCCCCGGAGCGCCGCTTGTCGAGCCTCGGCCCGTACTCGGTCTCCCGGACGACCGCGTGGCGGGCGTGCGCGGCGAGCACCTCGTCCCCTCCGTGGCGGATCCGCCGGGAAAGCACCGCGTCGTACAGCGCCTGCGTGGCCGGGACCATCCGCCTCGAGGACTGCGGCCACTCGAGCATCGGCACGCCGAGCTCGGCGAGCTCCTGCGCGAGCGCCCCGAAGCCGAAGGGGTCGTAGGCGCACCACCGCACCGCAAAGCTCCGGTGCGCGTCGAGGATCTCGTGCTTGATCGCCTGCAGGTCGACCATACCGAGCTCCTCGTCCCGCCTCCAGGTCCGCTGGCGCACGTGGTAGGTCCCCCGCGCGTCCCGATGGCACCACACGAGCGCGGAGGTGTCCCGCCGCAGCGAGGCATCCAGGCCGAGCGTGATCTCGGCGCCCCGCGGGATCTTGGGCTTGGCCGCGCAGGCCTCCCAAGCCCCCTCGGGGAGCCAGCCGCGCGTCTGCGCCGACGTCCACTGGTTGAGGTGCAACCGCCGGAACGCGGCCTCGTCATCCGCGCCGATCGAGCGCAGCGCGTCGGCCTGCGCCGCGTGCGTCTGCCGCCACGAGGACGGGTTCGCGGCGCACCAGGCCCCCCAGTCGTAGATGTCGCAGCCCTGGGGGGCACCGAACCAGCGGAAGTAGAAGCTCGGGTCCTTGCCCTCCTCGCCGTGTCGGTACCGCTGCCACAGGATCGAGGTCCGATCCCAGCCGGCCGTCGTGATCGAGAGCATCAGCGGCTCCTCGCGCGCCCCGAGAGCGGTGCGCATCGCGTGGTACAGGTCCGGGCTCTGATGGGCGTGCAGCTCGTCGACGATCGCGAAGCTGGGGTTGTAGCCGTGGGCGAGGCGGTCCTCGCTCGAGAGGACCCGGTAGATGCTGCCGCTCGCCGGGTGCTCGATCGCGTTCCGCCAGATCTTCAGCAGGTGCCGCAGCACCGGCGAGGCCTCGGCGAGCGCCCGAGCCTCGTGGAAGACGATCCTGGCCTGATCCTTGGAGGCGGCGAGGCTGTAGACCTCGGCCGCCGGCTCGCCGTCGAAGCACAGATGGTACAGCGCCAGAGCGCCTGCGAGCGTGCTCTTCCCGTTCTTGCGCGCGATCCCGATGAGCGCCTCGCGGTACCGCCGGCGGCCGTCCGCATCGAGCGTGCCGTAGATCTCCCGGATCACCTCGCGCTGCCAGGGCTCCAGGCGGAACGGCTGGCCCGCCCAGCGGCCCTTGGTGAGGACGAGGGCCTCCTCGATGAAGCCGATCACGAGCTCCGCGCGGAGATCCCCCGACAGACCGACGCTCATCCCTGCCCGACGCGCTCGAGGATCCGCCGCCTGAGCTCGGCGAGGGGGTCCTCGCTCGTCTCGCCGGAGCCCGAGCCGCCCTGCAGGGCCTGCTCGAGATCGACGAGCAGCCGCCGCGCGGCCTCGAAGTCGGCACCGCTCGCCTCGCCGGCCTTGGCCCGCTCGAGCAGGAGGCTCAGCAGACCGATCCGCGCGACCTGCACCTGGGTGCGGTCCCAGCCGGCGACCTCGGGCTCGCGCACCCGTGCCGTCGCGAGCGCCGTCCGACCGTGCTTGTGGTACTTCGCGCGGCACCGGTCGGAGCAGAACTGCCGCGGCCTACCCGTCCGCGGCTGGGCGAGCTCCTTCCCGCACCGCCTGCACGTCGCCACGGTGCGAGGGTCGGCGTTCCGTCACGCCGGGCCGGCGTTCCGTGCCCGCCTGGAGGTTTCGAAACCGCGCGCGCTCGGG